CTGGGCACGATCATGCTGGGTGCGGCGCTTTACCGTGAGCGCGGTTCCGTAGATTCCTACGCGTCCTTCGACCAGATGGGCGGGGCCGTTCCATTCGGCACCCACGGGCAGATCAACAAGCTGCTGGGCGTAAACCGGGCACAGGTCGCATGAGCGCCACAGGCATTTTCGCAGAGGCCCAGGCGACACTCGCGGCCAGTCTCACTGCTCTCGGGCTTGCCGTTGTGACTGATTCGCGGAACGCGCGGCCTATGTCTGTCGTCATCGAGCCGCCGACGTTCACCTGCTTCAATTCCAACATCGCAGACATTACGTTCCGTCTGCGGATTCTCGCCGCGCCGCCCGGAAATTCCGACGCGGCGGACTACCTGATGACGACTGCGGATACCGTGATGGATTCGGAAATCAGCGTCATTAGCGGCACGCCGTCCATGACGGCAATTGGCGGGCAGGATATCCCGTCATTCGATCTCACCATTCGTGTATCAACCATGAGGAGCTAACCAGTGGCTACCACCACCTACCTGTCGCAGCCCCATAGCATCACCATCGGTGGGGTAGACCTCACTGACCAGTGTTCGTCTATTACCTTTACGCTGGGTTCTAATCCGCTCACCTCCACCGCCTTTGGCGACCTCGGCGAGCGTATGGTCGCGGGCCTTCAGACCGTCGACGGTTCGATCACCCTTTACGCTTCGTATGGCGCGGGTGAGGTTGAGGCCACGCTAAACGCTGAAGTAGGCCAGGGCGATACCGTCATCGTGGTCACTCACGGCGCGGGCGCAATCTCGGCCTCGAATCCCGAATATACGATCACGAATACTATGGTGGCTAATTTCCCGACCGTGCAGACCGTGGGCGAGCTTCAGATTTACGAAGTGTCGTTTTCGGGCGGCACCTGGGCGCGGGATATCACCCCGTAAGCGCCGAACACAACTAAGGGGAAAAGATGGAACTCACCATTCGTGTCAAAACTGCCGATGATGACTACACCGTCCACACGACGCTATTCAACATCGTGCAACTTGAAAGGAAGTACAAGACCACGGCAAGCGCCCTACAGACGGGCGTGTCGGTGGAGCAGCTGGGGTATCTCGCCTTTGAGGCGTCCCGCGCGGCCGGTAAGAATCCACCGGCGCAACTGGACGACTTCCTACGCTCTCTGGTTGACCTGTCAGTAGTCGAGGATGATGAGGCAGTGCCGGGACCTACAGACGAGGGACAGTAAGCCGCGCACTTGCCGAGGTATTGGCAAACACCGGCTACTGGCCCTCCGACATACCATTCACCCATAACGACCTCACCACCGTTCTGGACGTAATAAACGAAAGCCGCCGCTAGTGCGCGAATTTGTGGACATGGGATTTAATGCACCAGGCGCAACGGCAAGCGACTCATTCGGCATCGCGGCCACAATCAAGTCGCTAGGCAAACTGGACCCGACCTACCGAAAAGAATTTTTGGCAGAGGTGACGGTCGCGGCGCAGGGCGCGATAAATGACGCGCGCGCGCGGTACCCGGCTACGGTCCTGAGTGGTATGGCTCGCAAGTGGACACCTACGTCTAAGGGCGGCTACTCATCGGCTGGCGGTAAGGCTTTCCCGTGGGATGCCGCGAAGGTCGGTGCGGGCGTGAAGGTAAAGGCCGACACCCGCCGCAACAGGTCGAGCGTGGTCTACATCACCCAGTCCACAAACGCCGGTCGCCAATTTGAGTTGGCAAAGGCCGACCAGGGGACGCTAGGCCCAAAGATTCGCGCACGCGCTGGCCGCGTCCTCTGGCCTGCCGTGGATCGCCATATGACTGAGATTAACGCGGGCGTGAAAACGGCAGTGGCGAATGCCATTGACAGAGTGAACAGGGAGATGGGCTAGTGGGCATTGTCATTCCAATCATCACTGATTTCAATGCTTCAGGAATCAACAAGGCAAACAAGGCGTTCGGGCAACTCGAAACGAATGGACAGCGCGCCGCGTTCGCCGTTCGCAAGGCCGCCATCCCCGCAGGCATCGCCCTAGTAGCCCTTGCCGCTGGCGCAATTGACGCGGCGAACGCTGCTATTCAGGACGAGGCCGCACAAGAGCAGCTTTCCCGGTCCCTTGATAAGACAACCAACGCAACCGATGGGGCCATTGCATCCGTCGAGGGGTTCATTACCGCTACGACAAACGCCACGGCGGTGGCAGACGATGAGCTGAGGCCCGCACTTGCAACGCTTGCTAGGGGAACCGGCGACCTTGAGAAGGCGCAGGATGGGCTAAAGATCGCGCTAGATATCAGCGCCGCAACTGGTAAGCCGCTCGCCACCGTTTCTGCCGCACTCAGTAAGGCATACGCGGGCAATGCGACGGCGCTAGGCAAACTAGATCCTCACGTTAAAGCAATGATCAAGAATGGCGCGAGCGCGGATGAGGTTATTGCCGCTATGTCCTCGCGCTTCAAGGGTGACGCGGCCGCCAGTGCCGACACAATGGCCGGGCGGATGAAGGGGCTAGGCATTGCCGTCGACGAGACAAAGGAAGCCATAGGCGCGGCCCTCATGCCTATCGTCGAGGCCATCCTCCCGGTGCTGCAACGGTTCGGCAAGTGGGCGCAAGAACACTCCACGGTGTTCGTCGTGCTAGCTGGGATCGTCGGAGGGCTGGCGCTTGCAATCATGGGGGCCAACCTTGCTATGACAATTCTGGCGCTTAATCCCGTCGTGCTGACCGTCATGGCAATAGTGGGAGCCGTGGCGCTGCTCACTGCCGGGTTCATTCTCGCCTATAAGAAGTCAGAGACATTTCGGAACATTGTCGATGGAGTGTTTGCGGCGGTGAAGGGCTATGTAGAGATAGTCGTGAACTACTTGAAGGGTCCACTAATGGCCGCCTGGGACATTGTCTCTGGCGCGATTGACGCTATCTCGGCCCTTATTCGGGGTGATTTCGGCGCGGCATGGGAAGGCTTGAAAACCATGATCGGTGGCGTGGTCGAATGGATCAAAACCACCATCCTTGCGCTTCCAATTCTGCTGCTGGGCTACGCCAAAGATATTGGCATGGCGATTGTCAACGGGATTGTTAGCGGGCTTGCCACGGTCGGCGAAGCAACGTGGGGCGCAATCAAGGGGGTAGCAAGCTACCTGCTGGGCAAGGCCGCGGACTGGCTTGAAACGCTGGCAAGCATTGGCGGAAAGGTTGTGTCGTTCGTCGTGTCTGGCGTCACAGGCCTTGGCGCTGATATCTGGGACAAGATTTCAGGCATTGGCGGTTACCTGCTTGACAAGATCAAGGACATAGCTGGAGATTTCAAGGATATTGGCAGTGCGATCGGCGACTGGATCGTGAACGCCGCGAAGGGTGCCGTGTCGGGACTGGGCGACATTCTCAAGTCGGCCGTATTGGCCCCTATCCGATACATTGCATCAAAGATTAAAGACAACTGGCCGGACCTCCCCGGCCTCCCGGGTCCTCCCGGATTTCTGGACACGCTTTCCCGCGTCGGAATGGGCGCTACTGGAGGCATCGTCACGCGCCCCACGCTTGCCGTCATCGGTGAGGCAGGGCCGGAGGCCGTTATACCGCTGAACCGCACCCCGGGCAGTAGCCCGCTGGGGACCATGGGCATGGGCGGCGGCATCACGATTAACGTGCAGGCGGGCCTAGTGTCTACCCCGGACCAGATCGGCCAGCAGATTATTGAGGCCATACAGAACGCGCAGCGCCGCAGCGGCCCGGTGTTCGCGGCAGCATGAGCGCCCCGACCCTTCAGGTACTGGTTGGATTCCAGACAACGGTAAACTTCGGGACGCCGTTTCAGCTGGACAATGCCACCTACGGGCTACTGGACACGAGCACGCTGGGCGGCTACCAGATGGTCGACCTGACCAGCATGGTTCAGAGTGTGAGCATTACCAGGGGCCGCAACCGTGAGATGGAACAATTCAACGGCGGCACCGCGCAGCTCCAGATTTACGATCCCACGCGCCTGCTCGACCCGCTGAACACTGCCAGCATTTACTACCCGTTCGTGGCCCCCAGGCAACCCGTGCAGGTCCTCGCCGGTGGCGTCATTATTTACACCGGGTTCGTGACTGACTGGGACCTCGACTACGGCTACACCACGAATGCGAACGTGACAACCGTGGCGTGCGCGGATGCCTTTACGGTTCTGGCGAACCAGTCGATGAACGCCGTAACGCCCTCAGCGGAATCCAGCAGCGCGCGCGTGGCGTACATCCTCACGCGCCCCGAGGTGGCGTACCAAGGGCCGTACAGCGTCGGCACGGGTTCCTCCACGCTGGGGGCATACCTCATTCCGGCCGGCACGAACGTCCTTAGCTACTTGCAGAACGTGGCGACGTCGGAGCAGGGCTACCTATTCATCAGCTCTAATGGCACCCTGACATTCACAGGGCGCGCGGCAGTGCTAAACCCGGTTTCGTCCATTGCCTTCGTGGACACCGGCAGCGGTGGCATCCCGTACCGGACGCTAATGAACCAGTACGGGGATGAACTGCTTTACAACTACATTCAGACGCAAAGCCCCGCCGACCCGGTAAACCCGTCGACTACTAGCAACGCGGCGAGCATCGCGCTCTACCAGGCGCAGCAATACACAAAGCTAGACCTTCTCAATAGCACCGTTGCCGAAGTGGCCGCACTCGG